TTTTTCTTGACCTACCGCTTCCTTGGCTTTTTCTTTGCCTCTGTAAGTTTCCCAGTGGTTAAAGAAGCTCTCGCCATTGCAACGCATCCCTTGAACTCATTAATCATGGAGTTCAGTTTATCAACGTTCTTCATGTACTCTTCAAACTTGTCCAACGTGGCCTCGGCTAGATAAACCGCTTCTTTACGATTTGCATCCTCAATCAAAACCTCAATCTTTTCAAGAAGGTTCATAATGTTTTCATGCTCGCTATATTCGAGCTCATCCATTTTTTTCACTATGTAGGCGATGGAATGATCAATTCTCATCAAGCGATCGGTCAGACGGTTCATCCAGTCTTTGATATCTCTAATGTCATCCCAAAACATGATTATTCCGCCGTCCATTCGTTAAGTATAACGTCATAAACTGATGTGGCGGCTGCTTCGTCCACGAGCTCCACGAAGATGGATGTAGAGTAAAAGTTAAAAGTGATCTTTTTTCCTTCGAGTGTCATATTGGTAACATGAGCGAGATTGACTACAGTAGATGTTTCGCCATTAAAGCGAAAGAACCCTCTTTTTTTCTTAGGCGCTATAGGCATGGAATCTGAAGGCGTTGACTCTACTGGAATTTCTTCAAGCATTACGTTATTTTCTTCGGACATTTTTTTTCCTTTGTGATTTTTAAGTTGATCTTATACATGTCTAAAATTTACTTCAAGCCCTGGCTTCTTCTAAAATTTCTATCAAGTTCTAAAAGAAGTTTTCCCTTACATGTATCGCATAAATCCATGCAATCAACATCAATGATATTATCATTAGGAAGAGGGACGTCTTGACATGATTCGAAAAAATTAAAAGTCGGTGTAGAAAGTAATAGTGGGTTAATCGTATAGGCAATAGTCGGGATGGCAACGTTCGTTATTGGATTACAAGGTTTATCTTCATGTATTACTTTTCCATCAACAATAGGATCGTCCGAATCTAAATCCCAGCGATCAACCCACTTGGAGACAATTTCTCCGTCCGTTGTTATGCCGAATATAAGATATGCGTCTCTCCATAGTTGAAGCTTCTCTTGTATAGCATGCGGAATGACGGAAAAATCGTAATAATAGGCATCCACCATGCAATACTTGTTAATTTTGGGGTGATTTAGCAAAGCAAGTATTCGACTGCTAATCTGCTTGTCTTTATCTACCGCCCAGTCGGGCTCAAATCCAAGTTGCCATCTTTGCAATCTTTCGCTTTCATCCATCTCTCTTGGCCTCCTCACATGACTCAGGACTATAAAGATGATCTAATAGCTTTTTAACATCACTGAGGGTACATCCTAAAGGATCACCTTCTTTTTCTAAACTCTTGATCTCATCCACCAACTGTTGACATTTTTTTTTAATAAAATTCTTATGCACCTCAGGTGGATCATACCAACACATACAAGGCATTAAAAACCCCCTTTTGGTTGATTAGGCCCATTAGCTCCTTTTGCTGGTTCCGGTGGATAATTATCAGGTTGGCAGACTCCCAGTATGGTCAGTGCCAACATTAGTGCGATTGTTTTCATTGATACCTGCTTTTGTTAAGTGTTTTTTTTGGCAGTGATGGCAAAAATAATACTTCTTTCTCAAATCTATAGGTGAAAAAAACCACATGCCCTTAGTAAATTCGGCATCTTGACAATATGTTAATCGGCATTTTGGCACTTCATTTCACCTTCTCAATCAAATGTTTTTGCAGCACATCAACAACTTCAACGACTTTATCGCTCCTAAGCGCATCCCAGCCAAGCATGATTGCTAAATCCGATTTTGTGGGGATTAGACATGTTAACAAACCGCAAATTAATGCAGAGAAAAATAAACAACGACCAGGCAGGTAAACGATTTTTGTTTTTTCTTCATCATCTTCGTCAAAAACCAAACCAATATATAAAAAAACACAGAGAATAAAACCCATGATAGATAAATAAGCGCAAATCTCAAAAAAATCATGCAAATGCTGCAACCTAAGCAGCCAGTATAGTTCCATTTAAAACTCCTCTCCTGTTTGGTTGCAGTCGAAGACGAATATGCCTCGTCGACGCCACATCCTGACGACTTTCGGCCTGTCATCGAATACGAATTCGATCTGTTTTCCTTCAGAAATAGCTTCATCAAGCCATCTTTCTTTAAGGACATCGTCAGGTGTATTGTCGCCAATAGGACGCATTTTTAGACGTCTATCCCAGTATTGATAATCTTCTAACGTTCCATATAAATTCATGAGCCATTTTAAGGTTTTCTCGCGGACAGATTCGCAACGCCCTGACCATATGCGCACATCATGATTAAATGGTTCACCTTGAGTTAAATGAATAAATGCATCTGCGACAGGTTGAATAACATTATCCTTATCGCAAGCCTCAAAAAACCCTTTCCAATCAGGCTTAAATCTCTTTCCCTGAATAATTCCTTCTAAAGATCTGCGAGCATCAATATAATGCCTGCGATGATCGCAGTCGGCCAATGTGCCGTCTAAATCAAATATTATCATGATATTAATACTCAAAGTTAAATTGTTCTGGGAGTAGTTGGGTATTTTTAATACGTCTTTTAGCGATCTCTGCATATTCGTCTTCTTTTTCTATGCCTATTGCACGGATTCTTAGCTGCTTTGCAGCGACTAACGTGCTTTCGCTGCCTGCAAATGGGTCAAGCAATATAGGGTCGCCAGGAGGCGCAAGAAGCTTGATTATGTAGCGCATGAGGGCTAATGGTTTGACTGTGGGATGGATGCAATGTTTTTCAAGCCCTGCATTACGTTCGGATGATGAGGCTTTTGCACAATAAAAGAAGCGGGATGCGCCACCGGAATTTGCATGAATGTCATAACCGCCTATAGGATTATATTTATTATGAGTTAAACATTTTTGCATTTTTGAAAAATATGAGGGCTTGTGTGCTCCACTTTTTAAAATTCCCGTCTGCTCATCAAGCAACGCGGCCGCCTCCCTATCCAAAATAAGATTTGCTGGCCAGCGGCCAAGTGAATTAGATTCAGAGACTCGATCAGATCTCCCTTTTTTATCCATCAGCCCACCAGATGTAATATCGTGACATCGATGAGTCCATTTATCCTCCATAGGAATTCGCGTTGCGTCTATGTTGATCCCCGCAACATCCCACTTTTCAGCATTCTGTGCATATGTACCATCTAATGGCTTCATTGCTAATATGATAGGCTCCCATGCAGGCTTTAAAGCCGTACCATAACCCTCAAGGCCGAACTTATTATGCGATTTAGGAAACCCGCTCCCATATAACCAACAAATGCAGTCTCTTATTTCCCATCCAGCATCCTCGATAGCGCAAGTAAGCCTATGAAAAGTCCTAGTACCTCCAAAAGCTGCCAACATTGAACCTGGCTTGCATACACGAAGCATCTCCGACCAAAAACCAACCCCAGGAATGCCATTATCCCATTTTTTACCCATGAACTTTAGGCCATAAGGGGGGTCAGTCACAATGAAATCAATGCTATTGTCCTGTTGTTCTCGCATCCAATCAAGGCAGTCAGCATTAACTATCATCATGCTTCCATCCAAATTGTAAACCTAACTACAAATCTATTTCGTATCCATTCAAATGGGACTTCTACCCCATCAGCTAAGTAATATTTCCTTTCTTTCAAGTTAATATATTGCAAATGCTCAATTACCAAGCTCCCTCCAACAACTCATATTCTTTTAGCCTTCGTCTAACCTCAGCAAGCTCCTTTTCTAAGTCCTCTTTTTCGTCTCCCTCTAAAGGAATCGGCGTTCTTCCCGGATCGTAAATTCTGGCTCCATTTTTCCTAAATTCTGTACCATCTAATAGTCTTAAACAAGTGCTTTCATGGTCTTTTAGTCGACAAACGCAATAACAGCCTCCCGCACTTCTGGTTTCGCAACCAAGCACAAGACAAACAGTAGAACAACAAGGTTTGTATTTTTGCATTTTTACCTCAGACCTTTAGGCTTTGACAATCTTATGCCCCGTTGCTCACAAGGCACTATCTTTGTATATCTCTTATTTTCAAAGTGGCTCATTATCAATAGTAAAAAATCAACATCTACCCAGCCTTTAATAGTGACAAAGTCATTGTTTACTTCAATAATATATTCATCTTCTTTAATTTATTTAGTCCTAAATTTATAATCCATACGGACATGCAACATAGTATAAAAGCATTTAGTAACCGCATGACATTTCCATACCAATCCGGCAAGCCTGTAAGACCGTTAACCACGATTGTTATCATTGTCATAAGCCACAGTATATCCATTTAATCCTCACTCTCCGGTGGTTTCGGCAGTGGCATCCAGTGACTGACGCCTTTAATTACTTTAAATAGTTCGAAAGTATGGAATCTTTTTTCACTATATGTGCATAAGAAATATCCAAAATTAGGTTCAATTTTAAGAGCTACTAAACATTCCTCTAAATCTTTTGGTAACCTATCAGAAACGTTTATCCATTGTGCATGTGTTTGAAACATGTTAATTTTTTCATATTTTTTGGACATGTTAAATGATTCTTGGTGGCCATTCATCTTTTTTTCCGCATTCTGCGCACACGTTTGCTCCTTTTGTTGTTCTTCCCAATCAGCTTTTAAAGCACCTTTCAGAAGATTTAAAGCTTCTTGCATATGATCACATTTAGGTCTCATTTGTTTTTCATTAATAATTGATTCCGTGCGAATCCATTGCTTCCCTTTCCAAGGCTTCATTCCTTCTCCTTTAAAGCATCTTACTTTTGTTATATTCATAAACAAATGTGCAAGATGAAAGGTACCTTTCTAAAGACATCCCCACCGCTATTGCGAAAAGAGATGACATATGGCTGGCAGCTAGACCAGAAATAACGGGTTCTGTTTCATCTGGTATGGCGTCGCTAAGTTTTATGGCCAAAAGAATCGATTTTTCAAATAAGTCTTTTATTTGTTTTTCATCTATTTCCATGATTTATTCCTTCTCCTTTAAAGCGCCTTACTTCTCTTTCATCCATTCGTAGGCATACTTGCATGATAAAAGGTATATCTCTAAAGGCATGTCGACCTCTATTGCGCAAACAGCGGACATTTGGCTAGTCGCAAGACCAACTACGACAGTCTGTGTCCCTTCTGGGACGGCATCGGTAAGCTCACTGGCCAGGAGGGTTGATTTTTCAAACAATTCCTTGAAGAGATTGTCATTTGTTTCCATGGTTTATTCTGCCCTCTCTTTTATTGCTTTGCATACTTCAAAGGCGTAGCCAGCTCCCTCTTGAAAGCCTTGTTTTGTTACGCACATTTGCACAGCCATCATGGCAAACAAGTGTTGAGCGGCTGCTAAAGACACAAAACTTTTCGTTTTATTGGGGATGGTTTTCCATAAAAGGTAAGCTAGTTCCATTGTGTCTTTAAAGATTTCATCAACTTCTTCATTTGTATATTTCATCAAATAATCTTTTTTTATATGTTTTTGTTTTCTATGGTTTGTAATAAACAACTTATGCAGGCGTCCCAAGCTTCTTCTGGATCGCAAAACGCTCCTGCACAGATGTTTAAAAAATAATCTCTTAGCAGGTTTTTGTGTTTTTCGGAGATATGTTTTAAGTTGGTGCTAAATTTTCTTTCTATAAAATAGTGTCTCCATGCTTTTATTTCTTCAACAGCAGCGCACATAATAACGTCTTCATGCTCATTCATCATTTTTTTGACACCAACAGTTTAATGATTAATTCTAAAAGGCTGACGATATTTTCCTGACTCTTGGAGACGTCGCTGAGAAAATGTTCAATCTGATCGATCCTTTCAAAAATTGAAGCCTCGTCGTCTTCGGCCTTAAATAGATTTACAAGCTCTCTAATTTGGCGTTCTAAAGCATATAACTGCCCTTGTGGTGTTGTCATTGACATTTAACTTCCTCCTTATATTCTTTTTCATGGCAATTTTTGCATTTAGCGGCGATAACAATGCCACTAATGCAAATATTAAAGTCTCTCAAGTCTTTTACTTTATAAGCGGGACGAACAAGGGCATTATATATTGCTCTCCTTTTCCCGCAATAATCACACTTGTGCTTTTTTGTGAACAGCTTCTCCCAATATGCCGACTGATCAATATCCATAGTATTTATTGATAGCTTTAATGTCGTTGTCAATATTTCCTGAATCTCTTTTTTCAATGGCCTTTAATCCCACTGCTAAATACCTAAAAGCGTCGGCGGCATGGCTGTGTTCATCATGTAGGGGGGTATTTTTATAGCAACCCAGTCTGTCGTCCCAGAGTTTTTTATAGGCCTCAAGATGCTTAAGGCCTTCAGCGGTTTTCTCCTTATCGAACATACACCTGGAGAGCATCGCCCTGACCGTTTGTATTCCCTCAAGCTTGTCACACTCTTTGATGTCCAGTATGATAATCTTGCCGTCAAGGAGTGGTGCAACGTAGTCAATATATTGCGTCTTAGCTCCAATGTCTCGTTTTCTTGCGTCATGAGGGAAGATATGACGTCCAAATCTGTATTTTTGTTTGTTAAGCCAGTCACAATAATGCGCAGCTCCCTCGTCCCAATTTTCGTAATAGTTGATAATGGATATATGTCCGCCACGGCCTACCTGGAAGCACCAGATTGCACTAAAATCATCGAGACCAATGTCCCAAGCCGTATGCACCACGCTTGAATCGTCGTAGGGAACCCGACACACAGCCCCATTAGCACGCAGTTTAGACAGCTGTCGACCGTAATAAAGACCTTCATTCGCACTTTCAAAAGCCTCCTTTGGCGTCGACGGATACTCTTGCTTCATCGCATCGCCGAGCATTTTATGTTTCATCTCATACCAGCGGCGCTGTTCCTCGTCAATTTTGCGCTGGCGCTCAATTTCAATGCCATCTAAATATTCGTTTGTCTCTTTGCTGATCACTATTGACTCGCTTGATGCTCTATAGTTGGGGTCGTCGAACCAAGGAAAAAAGAAGAAGCGCATTTGCATGGGTGACAAATCGGTTCCTTGCAATGCGAGCGTTTCTGCTGATTTGCTGAACTCATAAAAATATCCTTCTCTTCCTTCGGCTGTAGATTCGATTGCAATAATTTGATCTGCAGAGACGGTGTTAAGAGATCCTGTAACAATTTCTTTCGCAACATCGGGAGACTTTGCGCAAATTTTTCCAAATTCACTAACAAGCAATCGCTGGTAAGTCCCTGACCTAAAACCTGTAGAAACTCGATAGCTCGATCCATTTTCAAAAGCAAGCTCTCCGCTTCGATCGTTTGTAGCGGAGTTAAAAGTTCTTGTCCATTTGGGCATTCTGTCATAAGCATATTTAACCTTTTTTTTGAAAATGTCTTCAGCATCTTCTTTTCGATGGGCGATGATACCAGCATGGGTATTTGCATGCCAGAAACAATCATCAAGAAAACTGATTGAGAAGTATGTAGTCACGCCAAGTTGCCGATTTAGGCTTGTGCCCTCCACTTTTCAGCAGAGGGCACAAGCCCGTGCCTTGAGTACTAGCATTTGATGCCACTCGCGGTCATAAAGCTCTTTTTGGGTGGCGTTCAGAGTAAATTTGACGGCGTAACCGTCTTTGTCTGTAATGTAATAGAGATTGTTTAAGCGCCAGAGCTTGTCATTGAGCTCGTCCTGAGTGGGGATGTATTCATTCACATCTAGCCTGCAAATAGGGTAAAAATCTAAATTCTTCGGAAACAGTGGTTTCTTTTGACATTATTGCGGCTTCCTTTTGTGTCTTTGCACTTCGGCTAGGACTTTCTGTCTTTCTTCTTCAGCGGCTCTTGCGTCGCTTTTAAGGGCGGAAGCTTTGCGAAGCTCAGCAGCTTGGGCGTCTTTATCTTCTTCGTCTCTGACTTCTGGGTCATAAATCCTCAAATATCGATGGGCAATTGAAGGGTTAACGGTGCCATCTATGTAACGTAAAGCCATAAGGCTACGTGCTTTCTCGTAATACCACTGAAATTCTGGCTTCTCACGCATATGCTCCCACTGCTTTCTGATGAAGCCTTCTTCGGTATACCAGTCGCAGAAGCGTGCTCTGATGGGTTCGCCTTTTTTTTGTTTTGCAGAAGCCCATGCGACTAGCTTTTCACCGAGTTTAATTAACTCTTCTTTTTCGGGTATTGCTGATCGTGGGCGTCCGGCAGGCATTATTGAATCTCCAGGTGAATTTTGATCTGGACGTTTTCCGGCTCGCCTTCGAAGCTTTTTTTAGCTTCTTCTATGCATTTGAGGATGGTGGGATCATTGTCGATGACATGGTAGGGCTCATAGACGATAAATTTCTGCCTATAGGTGCGGTCGGAATCTTTTAGTATCACGGTTAATTCGTTCATGAGCTAAGCCTTTTGAATAAAGATTTTAACCGTCAAGGGGAAACTTTAGCGAGGATGCTACTTTCGTCGATGACGAGGTATTGTTCTTTTTCGTGCTCGATGCCTGCGCCTGAGTATTTGTCGAGGTAAATTATATCGTTTACGTTGACTTTTGTAACTTCGTCCCCATTGGCGATGACTATGAAGCGGGTCGGCTTTTGCCCGGAGACGATGAGGTTGCCGTGAGTTTCTTCGACGGGTTTGACGAGGATACGTTTTCCGATTGGTGTGAGCATGTTTACTCCTAAAATGTTATTTCGATTCTGATTCCGTACTCTTTGCTTTTGATTTGGTCACAGGCTATGAAGATGCGCTTGTCGCTATCTGCTTTTCCAGGTCTAAATTCGCCGGTGATGATTGCGCATATGGCATCGGCGATATATTTGAAGCTCATGGGGAGATTGTCAAAGGCGTCGAGCTCATGGGGGGCGAAGCGGGTCAACGTAATTCTGCAGGGCAACTTGAGGTGCTCGCGAAGCGGGTTGAGTGCTAGGGCTACGCATTTTTGCTGCGCTTTATGCCTGGCGTGCTTTAGACGCCAAGGCTCGAAACAGTTGGCCTCGCTTTTAGTCTGCAATGGAAGCTCTAATAGTACCTTTCCCAGTGAAACTTCAGATTTGGCCTTTATTTTGGCCGCTGTTCGTTTTTTTTTCTTAACTGGTACCTTGGTATTACCCGACCCCTTTTGCGAGCTTGGCACCCCATTACTTTGCGAATTTAGGCCATTTAAATTTCTGTTCATAGCATCAAAACGGCAGGTCGTCGCTTTTAACAACTGCACCCCCTGATGCGGATCGTTCCCATTGGCGGCCTTCGAGGAAGGCTTTGATGTCCTCGGCGAGGAAGTTGCTATCCTGCGAAAATGCCTTGAGGTATTTCTTTTCACCGTTTTTCTTGACGGCAGCGCTAATTTCCGACCAGAAGAGACCGCCATTCTGCGTTTTCTTTCTGACGTATGTGACGCGGTACTTTTGGTCAAAGCAGAGCGTTGCGGATTCGCTGATGTATTCATCTTCAGGGTATGTGTCGTGGCTAATGAAGTCAAAGGCGGTCATGATTTTCCTTTTGTTGAACATGTTTTAACGGATAAAAGCACTTTTTTCAATCTAATTCTTTGTTTCTGTGATATCTACGATGTTGTTCCATTCTCTAAACATAGCCATGAGACGTTTTCCTGTGAATAGGCAAAGAGTTTCATTGGTAGTGTTTGTAAGAAAGTCATCTTTGAGTGCTAACTCATCGCATTTAATGGTGAAAATGCCTGAGAGGGTGTAAATTTCATAGGTTCTCATGGAGTTTTGGGATCCATTTTTTTTGTTTTGATGAAGTTCTCGCATTTATTTCGCATCTCAGGGTCTACCAGAGCGATAAAAAAAGCTTCTTGATAAACGCTTTGTGGCTCGAAGAGTATTCCTCGCTGGTCTTTTTTCTTATTGTTGTAAAGATAGCAACGCCATCCTTGGCCATTTTCGTATTCTGGGAATTGTTTGCAAATCTTTTCTGCATAGGCCAGATTATCCTGAGCATTAACCTGAACCTTGTCTTCGATCTTCCAGCGAGCAAGTGCATTGAACCAGTCAGAAATGGCATGTTTACGCTTTTTGCTCTTCTGTATGTATTCTACAGCATATTTTACCTTGTTGATATCGCCCTTGATGACTATGCAGGCCGCAAGCTCCCGCTTCGTCATCGAAACGCCGGGTATGACTTCAACCAACTCGTTTTCGAAAGAAAAGTCATCAGTCCGTCCATCATCCCGATTTTCAGCCTCCGAATTTTTTGAAGGGATAGAGGGATGACTTTCTTTAGATCTGATCTTCTTTCTTCTAGATTGTGGTCGCTCAGTCGGCGCGCAGTCGGCGCTCAGTTGGTTGTTCAGTTGGTTGTTAGGTTTTAAAAAACGCTCTGTCACCCATATGTAGCATGTATATCGGTTGGTCATTGAGTTGGTCGTCTTTTTTAACAAACCGGCACAAAGTAGCATTTTCAGTTGGTGCCTCATTGCACTTTCGGATAACAAGCATTCGGTCGAACTTGTGCCTCGTCCGGTAATAAATTCATAAGGCTGGAGGGTAATTTCTCGACCATCGTGAACTATAGTTCTGACTTCACAAGAGCATTTTGAAAAAGCCCATGTGACAAAAAGAATAGTATTAGGTTTATTGAACCATCCGGTTTCGCGGAAATATTTTGGAATTGGCGTTTCAAAGTAGTAAGGAATTTCAGTCATGGTGGCACCCCATAAATAGATTGCGTAATTTCGCATGGGATGCTAAGATAGAAATATAGCGATCTATCATTTAGCATCTCCCAATGCTCGTGGAAATGCCCCGACGGCAAATCGGGGCATTTTCTTTTAGCACGTTAGCATATCTCCCGAACGCAATGCAATAAAGTTCTAATACATTATCCATTAGAATTAGGCCCTAGAATGTCTATCTGAAACCATTCGTCGCTTTCGACGAAATTGATCAGATTTAGAAACATTAAGGGCGATAAAAGGTTTCTGAACATAGTGGGAGAGATGAGAAACTCTCTTCGTATGTGGTTTTTTTGTACTTTAAGACCGAAGTTCTTTTTCTTTTTTTGGAATATTTGTACGTATAGAAAGGCCGAGCGAGGGCAGCTTTTTAGGACGCGCAGGAAATATTTCAGGGGGGGGAATTCGTTATAATCGTTCATGATCCTCGTAAAAAAGATTGTTTTTTTTATCGAGGAGACTTTATGCTCATCCGCAGAAAAGTTTGTTTCCTCGATGTTTTAAGCCATTTCTGTCTAAACTGGGTTATTTCTCCTGGACTAAACTTTTTGGTGATATTCTACTCTCTTGATGCAGCTGATTGGCGTCAGCTGCATCGTCTATGCTTAATTTTTTAAAAATAATTTGCAACTTCTTTCAGTTTTCCCATACATTTTTATTGAGAAAATGAGAAGTTGGCCGAGTTATTTTTATAGGAATTTCTTGAATAGAGATTGGAAGCGAACATGTTTTATGTCTCTGACATTATATTCTGAAACCCTAACTTTCCTGTGCAATAGCGACTGTCTGGATTGTCTCTTTTTCTGCTTGGGACTCATCTATCCAATCATAGAGAGTAATGGCCCCGCGAGTGTATTTTTCTATTCTGTAGGCAAGTTTCAAATTTGGCATTTGACCCTTTCTAAGAATATCATGCAGTGTCGAAGCGCTGATGCCGAGCTTTTCTGCTACTCGACGTTGTTTTTTATCGTTATCTTTCATCCACAGGGCAAACCGATTCATTTTTTCCTCTTTTTGTGTTTATTTACCTTAATAAAAATTTATCAAGTTGCGACGTTGAAGACAACTTTTTTGCTAAAAGAAAGAATTTCTGTTAACTTATATTGATTTTCATGCAACAATATGATCTTTCATAACACAATAGGGGATGAAAATGATGATTGTTAATATTTATAATTTGATTGTTATTTCTGGTGATGAAACTGGAACATGGGAAATTGACGATCAAGAATATGCTGGGTGCATAAATCTCATTCAAGATTTTGAAATCGTTTACATAATGAAATTGTGTTTAATGTGTCAAAATTGTCATTGGGATATAGATAATGACAGATTTTTTATTGAAGAGGTTGAAGATGATATTTTTGTTTTATATAACAGATACGATTGTAATAAACCTTGTTTAAAAATTGTTATAATTTAGAGGCAAAAAATGTTAGCGAGTGAATTGACAGATGAGCAGAAAGAAGATTTTTGCGATCATTTTTACAATGAATGCTGGAATCTTCCATATGAACCGGACGACAGAAGTCCTATGCCATGGGGCTGTCCCTGGCTGCATGGCTCTCCTATTCTTCTATTAGGTGGAACTCCTCAAGAGATGGCAGAGATTTACTGGGACGGAAACTTCAGGGACATTAGAGAAGTTTTGCAGGATGAATATGAAGATCGATGCTGTGGTGGCCGAGGTTGCATGAGGTGCCTGGGTTTCTGCGATGCGGATTTTTTTTAGAAAAGATTAAACAAAAAGAGATTAGAATGGAAAACCAAGTAATTGAGGAAGCGATCGCCAATATCGTTTCGACATCTGAGGCTTTAGACAGGTTTTGTAATGATCCCAAGAATTACAATTCTTTTGGTTCACAGATTTTAGAGCAAATGTCTTGGGAATTGCATAAGCAGGCAAATCTGCTAAGAGAATTCAAGTGCGACTATGGTTTTTAGGAAAGTTCGGAGAGGAATTTTAATCCTCTCCGATGAGAAAACACCTGGGAGTGCTAACAACGCCAATATCATCAAAAAGTAAATTTAAGGAAAGGAAAATATTATGTCTCAATCAGAATTAATTAACGAATTAGCGGCCGCTTTATCGAAAGCTCAGGGAGAAATGCAGGCAGCTATTAAAGATAAAATAAACCCGTTTTTCAAAAGTTCCTATGCCGACTTGGGTAGCGTATGGGATGCAGCTCGTCCCGTGCTCAGCAAGTATGGTCTTTGCGTGATGCAAACAACCGAACTTGCAGCTGATAGAAATCAGGTTATTATGGTAACGACTTTAGCGCATACTTCCGGTCAGTGGATGAAATCATTTTTGCCGTTGAATCCGAGTAAAAACGACAGTCAGGGCATGGGGGCGGCGATTACATATTTAAGGAGATATTCCCTTTCCGCTATTGTTGGTGTCGTTTGTGATGAAGATGATGATGGAGAGACAGCAGTAGGAAGAGGAAAGGCTCAACACAGCCAGCCTATGACACAAGAAAAAGTTGCTCCGGTAGAGCGTTTAGGGCAGCCTGAGATTGTAGCGCTGACAAGTCAAATTCAAAGTTTAGATGAAGGAAGCAGGAAATCTTTTCTGGATTGGATTAAAAAGGACTTTAATGCCTCTTCTATCCAGGATATCCCTAAAAACTGTTTTGATAAGTGCATGGTCTCTCTCAATGCTAAGATTAAATATTTAAAAGATCAGGAAAAAACCATGGCGGTAGCATAATGAAAGTCATTGAATTGGAACAGGGATCGGAAGCATGGCTATCTTGGCGAAAGACGGTCATCACTGCAACAGACTGCCCAGCGATCCTGGGCTCTTCTCCCTGGTCAACGGCATATAAGTCCTGGCAAAGAAAGCTTGGTCTTATAGACGAGCAGCCGAGCAATGAGGCTATGGAGCGAGGCAAGCGCCTAGAGCCCAAGCTTAGGGCTCGTTTTATAGAGAAACATGTCCTCATGATGAGGCCTACTGTCGTCGAAAGTACAGAATATGATTTTTTAGGAGCCTCACTCGACGGATTGTCCGGATGTAGTAAATATATTCTAGAGATTAAGACTGGCGGCAATCAGCTTTACAAAATGGCTTTTGAAGGTTCTATTCCTGATTATTATATGCATCAGATTCAACACCAGCTTTTGGTAACGAGGGCGGAAAAGTGCTATTATTTCGTTGGTGGCGAGGATGAATCTAAAGATATAGTCCTTGAAGTCTATCCTGACCCCGATTTTGAAAAAGCCTATCTTTTACAGGCTAGAGCTTTTTGGAAATGCGTCGCCTTCAATGAGCCGCCTCCCTTGCAAGATAGCGATTACAAGGACATGTCAAATACTCCATCTTGGAAAGGATATGCCGAACAATATCGCAAGCTTAGCGAGCAAATTAAAGGACTAGAAGAGCTCAAAGACAGTTACCGTGCGGAACTCCTGAAATTGTGTGGCGATCAAAGCTGCATAGGAGGAGGCATAAAGGTTGTTAAAAACATTATGCGCGGTCGCGTTGCCTATGATGAAATTCCAGAGATCAAAGGGATCGACTTAGATAAGTATCGCAAGCCGACAACGACGACCTGGAAAATTCTCGTTGAATGAAAAAGTAATCCCTATAGCACCCTAGATGGCTATAGGGATTATCTTAGCATCCTTTTTTCTTCATGGTTTTTTTCATGCCCATGCTTTCATGCTTCTTATCATTTTTCTTATCCATCTTCATGAGCTTATCCATGCCCTTGTCCATGGCTTTCTTTTCTTTTTTAATGGCTTTATCCATGTTTTTTTCCTTTCCTCGGTATTTTTGCGCCAGCTTTGCGAGCAACAGTCAGGGCTATAGCAACAGCTTGCTTAGGCTTTTTTCCTGCCGCTTCTTCAGCCTTTATGTTCTCACCGATAGCTTTTTTAGACGCACTTTTAATTAGCGGCATTTGGAACTTCCTCTTGGGCAGCTGCAGGCTCTGAGCATGGGGCTGAGCAAGGAGCTGCTACTGCCGGCGCAGGTACATCTTTATGGCTTTGCAGGATCTCACAGATAGCATCAATGGCCGCATTTTTCCCATCGGCATCACGCATGTACTGTGCTTGTACAATGTTATTAATGTTAGCAATTTGTTGCAGGAGGCCAGCGGTATGTGTGTATTCCAGCCCTTCTCTGAAGAGTGCTTTGATTTTATCTAGCATAGGTTTTCCTTTTTTTCATTTTGCTGTTTTTGTTATGGTTCGTCCTTATTTTGGACGTTAATAGAAATCTCAAGGTCTGTTTCCTTCTGAAAAGTTTCCTTTGAAACCTCTATTTTAATTGCTGTATCCGTAGCTATATCTTCAATATCCTGTGCCACTTGCGGAAGATATTGACAAGCTACCATAAAAGGTAATAACAATAAAAAATAGTGCATATTTTTCCTTAACAGTTCAAGAATTTCATTCATTTTATATCTTTTTAATAAGTCGCAACGCAACGGCCAGAAAAAAAGGAAACCTTGGTCGTTCCATTTAATCCACCGATATAAACGTTTTTAGTTACACCATCGACGCTGACATGGACATTGACTTTATACCCAGCAGGTAATCTCATGCGACTAGCTCCAGAGATTGTAACGCCATCGTCATTTGGTGCATCAGTTAAACGTGAAGCGGTAGAACCTTGAAGGTTACCAAATTCCAAAATGTTATAATCCACGTTAGATCCGTCTGTGGCCCATATCCACATGACAATGCGCGTATGTGCTGCCATATTGCCTGTGGTAGCCTGGAATCTGATTGCTGCCTCAAATTCGTATTCCCCCTGTACAGGAGTTGTATATAATGCCCCTGTACCTGTAGTGAAATTGCTATTTGCATCCCATCCAGGGCTTGTAACAGTATCGAAAGGCACAATATATTTTGTACCATCACCAGTCTGGGATGAAGTATTGGTGGAAAGATAGGCAAAAAACGTGTAGTTATTTAATGAATCTGCAATTGTGATGCTTCCAGCAGCATTCGTGATGCTTACGCCAGCTCCAGCATTTAGCGTCGACCAGACAGGCTGTGCCCCTGTAGAACCAATGAGAACTTTACCATTCGTTGGCTGCCCTGGTGTCCATCCTATGGATTGCCAATTAGTGCCATCATAATAAAATGCGCTTGCTCCCTCGTTTGTACTTATAGCATAAGAAGCAAGTCCATCGATTGTTTTAGCTGACTGAGCTTGCATTGTAATGTTATTAGTACCTGCGGCTCCAGATTCGTCTTTTACAACAAGAAAACTATTACCTGAGCTTGGCGTGGCCAACGTAATTGTTCTTGCGGCGGCTGTAGAGGTTACCGCGACTAAATAATCTCCAGTGACCGTGGAATAATTCGTTGCGGTAGCCGTTCTCGAAAATTGTAGAGTTCCTAAAAGTCCTTGAGTTTTTGATGCGGCAGTATTGAAGTTACGGTTAGTAACGGCAATTGCGACTGACCCCCAGGTAAAGATATCTGTACCATTATCACCAACCTTCATCGTTGACGTGCCAGAACGATAAATGCCGAAGGTGTTTTGAGCAGCAAAGCTATAGGATGGTGAGGTATTAGAACCATCCGATAATGTAGCCTGTGCCGTTGGGGTGGCTGCATTTGTAATTGTTAAAAAACTTACATATGCCGATCCGTTATATCCTTGTATGAGTGCAGTGTTTCCTGACGTTGTTGTAGATCTTAAAGCACCTCCATTTCCTAGGGTTACGTTACCAAACGTTACCGATGATGTTGTCGCTATATCTTGAGGTGTTGTTAAAGTAACAGATCCAGTTTGAGATGATCCTGAAGTGCCGTTAGCAAGAACTTGGTTAGCTGTACCAACTATAGCAGTCACTCCACTAGCAGGGGGAGCCTGCCAGGTAGGTGAGCTTCCGGCTCCATTACTAGTTAAGACGAAAGTAGACGTTCCAAAACCCAAAGAGCTTAACTGCCCGTTTGTATCTACTGCGACAGGAGCCGACGCTGAAACGGTAACGCCTGTTACACCAGCTAAAAAGGCTCTATTTTGTTGACCAGAGGATGACCCTGGCTTACCGATTCTAATTGTATTATTTTCGCCAGCGGTTCCATTTGTACCAATAACAATATTGGAGCTTTCTGACCCCGTGTAGCCGGTTCCTGCGGGGGAGCCTAGACAAATATTGTTTGTGCCGGTTAGTAACGAACCCAAACAACCTGAACCTATAGCAATGTTTGAACCTTGTGAAGAGGAACCAGTATAGCTTCCCATTGCGCTATTACCAACTACGGTATTGGAGGACGTGCTAACGGCATTAAGAAGGGCATTAGTTCCATAAACGACATTTGATACGCCGCTCGATAAAGAGGAAAGTGAAGAACCTAAAGAAAGATTCGATAAACCAAAATCAAGTGTTTGCGTTCCAGTGGTTCCCACGAATTGTACTGTAGCATGGGCAGTAAGAAGGTTCCAATTTCCTGCCACAGGGGCTATGCCCCCCCCGCTGTTGCCGGTGATCGTCTGACCAATTGAAGCCGAAGAAACTTCGCCTAATTGTCCTGAACTAGAAACATTGACGAAATTACCACTAACGGTTGTTCCTACAATACCAGCAAAAAAGGCGCGATTCTGTTGTCCAGCACTAGAACCTTGCGTTCCAATACGTATAGTATTAGATTCCGAAGCACTTCCTATATTATTTATTAATATATTTGAACTTTCTGCGCCTATATATGCATTTCCAGCGACAGCACCTAAAATAATATTTCTTACGCCAGTTAGTAGGTTTGCTGCACATGCTTGCCCTATAGCTATATTATTACCTGCACCTCCCGCACCCGATGTAAAGGATTTTAGTGCTTGCTGTCCAATAGCTACACATGCAGATCCAGCTGTTAGTGCATTAAGAGCTAGTTGACCTAATCCTACATTAGCAATACCTGAAACTGTGGGAGCGCTCCCTAAAATCAAGTTGGAGAGGCCAAAATCAAGTGTTTCTGTTCCGGCAGTTCCTACAAAAGTAACGGTTGCATTCGCTGTTAATAGGTTCCAATTTCCTGCCACAGGGGCTATGGCCCCCCCGCTGTTGCCGGTGATCGTCTGACCAAATCCACTGCCATTTAAAGTTACAAAACCATTGGCATCTACGGTGAAAAAAGTAGCATCAAAAGAAGCTAATCCGGCATGTGAAGCTGATGAGGAAGCGTTTGCCGAACTATATTGTACCTCGATTGTTATCGTATTTCCTGAACCTACAGTTTCAACAGGAATGCTATGCGCAGCAACCCCCTCTCCAAGGATTTCGATAGTATTTGCAATGGGAACGGCTTCTCCTACATTTGCTACAAATAACGTAGGAATCTCAGGGTGGGTGCCAATAAAATCAATTATTCCGGCTTGGGACATGCTGCACCTCTTTTATTGAGTCTTTCAATTAACGTGTAAATATTCTCAATCTTCTTTTCGATATAGAAGGCCGCTTTTTTATAGCGCAGAATTTCTCTTTCAATGCCCTCTTTATCTAACTTTGCGAGAGCATAATTTTGTTCACCCTTGACCTGTATATCATCGAGGGCTTTTTGCATATCGTTACGCATTTTTGAAAATTCATCTTTTAGAGAAATGAATAAATCCTTGCATTGTCTCTGACAATCTTGGAAAGCAAGTAAATGATTATTAGTAACTTGTGAAATATTTTCTTCTATGCTTTTCTTATGCTTTTCAACATCTTCCTTACTAGATAAATTCACTTGGCTCTCTTGCAAAAGCCTATGCAGCTCCTCTATCGCCTTTCCTTGCGAGGCAATAATGAATTCATTAGTTTCTATCTTTACTTTCAAAAATCCGATTTCGGCTAAGAAGAATGTTTGAAAGGTTTTTATCTCCTCGTCATTCCTTTGACATATGGCTTCGAATTTTTGCATGGCAAGACGCAAATCATCTCTCAATGCTTGCATTTCCTTTTGATGAGAAGAAATGAGATGCTGATGCTCTCCTTCCTGTTTCTTCATAAGAAGATCAAGTCTTTTATCTGCCCTAGTAACCGGTTGTTGGGGCATTCGTTGGTTGTGCATACATGACTTCAATGTAAACGGCTCCTTTCGATGGTGCAGAGGCATATTTGACATAAAACTGTGTGCCAATGGCGAAACAGAAATCGTCATGGTTTACAGGTCTATGGTTAGTAGTTATGTCGAAAAGCTTAAAGCTACCTGCAGGCACCAAAATCTGATCGGTAGTCCCATTAGTACTTAAAAAAACGTCCTCATCGGAAGTATTAGTGAAGCATATAATCCTTGCTGGAAAGCCTAAAGGAGTTCCCAGAGCCACATATGACCCTGTGATACTGCTATAGGCTACACTTCTAATAGCGTCAACCTTTGCTTGTGTGGTAAAACTCATAGGGCCTCCGATTAGTTCAGCACCAAGAATGTTAATACTAAAGATGCTGTGCTATTAGTCACTGCTGAAGCATTCTGAACAACTACAACGGACTGATTTGCTGAGTTTGTTACGCTTTGTATAGTAATAGCTGATCCTGTGGTGCCGCCTGTCAATCCGTAAAGAACCTGAGTGCCAGAGCCACTGATGGAGCTGTTGCTTATTGTCATGGTGAAAGTTGCCCCAGCGTTAATTGTTGGGGTTGTTATTGTTATCTGTCCTGAACGACCGTTTAACGTTGCTGTTGTTGTTCCAGAGGTAGATCCGGAGTTAAGTGTAATACCGGCTCCTGCTGTGGTAGCCACAAAGCCTGTAGCGGCTGTCATGTTACCAGTAACGGAAGGCGAAGCTGTATAAGCTGGGATGACACCAACGCCACCACTTGCAAGAAGCTGGCCTACAGCGACGTCGGCAATTTGACCAATAACGTTACTTGCTGTAGCAGCAATTAAAGAACCGGCTGTTACGGTTGCTGGGTAAGTTGCCGTTGTCCAGGTAGGATCGGCAGAAGCGCCTCCTGATGTAAGCACTTGTCCGGCCGAGCCCGCAGCCGTTGCTACAATGGAACTAGTTCCTTCTCCGATCAAGACACCATGCGCTGTATAGGTTGCTGGAGTATAAGGGCCGATTAAGGAAAGGACGACGTTCCCGGTCGTTGGAGTAGCAAGGATTTGATTAGCAGTACCAGTAACGGATAATACGTTTCCAGAATTTGTTGCAAATTGCACCCAATTGCCACCACCACCATAGAGATAAAAAGCTGTTGGAGCCTTTGGAGGGGTAAAAACCAGCTGACCAATTTCATAATTTGTTTGATTGGATGTTGGTGCGGTTTCAAAAGGCAGTGGAGGAGGTAATACAGGGATGAGTGCCTGACCGATACCATAGACCTGAAACATCTTAGACATGTGAATACTCCTGTTGTTGTTTAAAACGAAATTTGATGTATAAAATTCACGAGAGTCAATATTTATGTTTACAGATAAATGTAACGTTGACTTATAAAGCACACTATGAAACAATGATGTCTTATGTGTTCTTAATTAAAAGGGGGTTAATATGAATTTTTTAACCGTAGAAGAGTTTGCTCAGCGTATTAAAATGCATCCTGGAAGCGTTAGAAGATCTATAAAGCAAGGAAAAATCTTTGCTACAAGGCCGAGCATGGGTAAAAAAGGGCCCTACAGAATTGCGGAATCGGAACTGGAAAGATTACATTTACAAGGTATGTGTGAGAAGGAAAAATAATCAATGAAGTTGAAAATTCAGCCCTCGGAATGTGATTGTGAAAAATGCTCAAGCATGTGTCATTCTCCTTGTTGTGGGACTCCTGAAGATATGGACAAACTTATGGATGCTGGCTATGGAGATAGGCTTATGTATGATGATTGGCCTGATGGAGAAACGATGTTAAAACCAGCTTTAAAAGGATATGGAGGCGAAAGAGCGCCATGGGAGGTTTCCAGTTTAATGGGATGCACTTTTTGGAAAAAAGGAAAATGTGAACTGCATTCTTTAGGGTTAAAACCATCTTTAGGAAAATTAGCCATACATGATCAACCACAGGAAGAAAAAACTGAAATTTGTGAATTTATTGAAGAATCTTGGAAAAAGAAAAAGGCTAAAAAAACTTTAGAAAGATGGAAAAGAGAATATGCAAGTAATTGATGGAATCCCAGTCTGGGGTGATCCTCTCCCTGAAGCTGTAGCACAAATGAAGGAGGCAGTGAAATATGATGCGATTTACGGTGCCCTTATGGCCGATCATCACCTTGGCTATTCTGTTCCTGTCGGAGGTGTTATTGCTTACGAAGGGAAAATTTGCGTTAATGGGGTGGGATTTGATATTGCTTGCGGCAATAAAGCTGTTTTGGTGGACTGTCCTGCTGACGAACTTAAAAATAACATCTATCGGACGATGAATGAAGTACAAAAACTTATCTCTTTTGGAGTTGGTAGAAAAAATAACGAGAAGGTCGAACATAGTTTATTTTACGATGAATTGTGGAACCAAATTCCCATCCTCAGAGATCTTAAGGGTAAAGCATGTGAGCAATTGGGTACCGTTGGTTCAGGGAACCACTACGTGGATATCTTTACGGATGAGCTTGATCGCGTTTGGATTGGCGTTCATTTTGGGAGCCGTGGTCTCGGCCATAGCATTGCAACTCACTTCATAAAAGCAGCAGGGGGAAAAGATGGAATCCACGCAATGCCAGTCATTCTTGATGAAAATTCAGACCTCGGAGCCCAGTATATTAAATGCATGGAACTCGCTGGTCGATATGCTTACGCTGGCAGAGATTGGGTTTGCGACCGCGTCGCTAAAATACTACGAGCAAACGTGGTACAGTCAATTCACAATCACCATAACTTTGCATGGCGAGAAAACCATTTTGGTAAGGATCTCTGGGTCATTCGAAAAGGGGCTACCCCTGCATTTCCTGGCCAAAGAGGCTTTGTTGGGGGTTCTATGGGAGATATTTCCGTCATACTTGAGGGAATCGAATCGGCTGATAGCGCAACGACTTTATATTCGACAGTCCATGGAGCAGGACGTTCAATGGGAAGAATACAAGCCAAAGGAAAAAGATGCCGAAAAACAGGAAAGCAACTTACCGAAGGACTTGTCAAACGAGAAGATCATGATGCCTGGATCAAACATATTGGAGTTGAGTTACGAGGGGGGGACCTCGATGAGAGTCCCTTCGCCTATAAAAGAATTGAACAAGTGTTGGAAGCACATTGTGGAACGATAAAAATATTGCATACATTAAAGCCGATTGGTGTTTGCATGGCAGATGAAAGGGAATACGATCCATGGCGCGATTAGGATTTAATCCCCTGAATACAATACCGAGAGATATTGTAGCAAAAAAAGTGGTATTTGATGAAGGCGATCATTATGATCCTAAAATCAAATCAAACACCCATTGCTATAGCACGCTACCATTACCATTTTGGAAAACAAAAGACCTTCCCTTGAAGGTTAGAAACGATCCTCTATTTGAGGATTTGACAGGAGCTACATTTGGTAATTTTACCGTGATGGGATTGCTCAAAGGGTTCAAATATGACAAATGGGTTCTTAGATGTTCATGCGGAGCCTATGAAGTTCGAAGGACAAAGACTCTTCGCAAGATAACCGGAAAGATTGATGAAACTCGATGTCAGAGCTGCTTGGATGGTGAGAGACTGAGGCATCGAGAATATTACAAAAAGCATGGTATTTATCCCTGGCAAAAGAAAAACAAATGATTATCGAACTTACGAATGAAGAAGCAGAATTTTTAGAAAGAATGGTAAAAAGAGCTGTAGTTTTCTCTGAAATGAGAGAAGATGCTTTTCAGAGATTAAAAGACTCAGATTACCAAAAAGCAAAAAGACTTTTAGATAAATTTATTATAGAGAGAATGAAAATAAAATGATTATGTTTTTAGCATTTATTGGTTTAGGATTTTTTGGAATGTTTATTCTGGCTCAGCTTGATCTTCTTCCTTGGTGAGTCTATTTTCGAGATTACTAATTAACAAACTCATTGGAATCCATTTTTCTTGAGAAGCGTTCTTCAAAATATTTAAAGTGATATTTTGATACCAAGGATCTGTAAGTAATTTTGTTGCAAATTTTCCGGCTACTTCACTACCTAAAATTAATCCTAGTGATTTAAAATTCAATGTTCCAACAGCTTTTCCCAATTCCCATAATTTCATTGAACCAAAAATTTGTTTTGCCTGATCTCCTGATATCTTTTTATCTAAATTCTTAATGTTTTTTCCGGTATCAGATATCAACTTTAGATTGGAAGCCTTGTCTTTACCTAAACCATTAACTAAAACTTCAAAATTCTTATTGTTTTCAAGAGATTTAGAAAGTTTAGTGAAATTTAATCCTTCTTCAGTGGAGGATTTTTTTATTAAATTAGAAACTTCTTCAGCTTTGAGATATTTCATCCATGACTTATTAGCTTCTTCAAGTTGATTTGCCAATTTTATTCCATCGCTGCCTTGTTTTTGAAGAGCCTTTTTGACAGAATCTTTAACCTTTGAAAAAACAAATTCTCTTTGTTTTGGATTATCCCATTGTCCAATCGCATTCAAACCTTTATAGAATTTTAAATAATAATCTCCTGTTGCAGGCGCCACTTTTTTAGCTTTGACTGAAGGGGTTCCAGGATGTGTAAGGGGCTTACCAAATTCATCTAAAATGTTAGATTTTGAAGGGGGAATAGCAGCCCTACCACCCTTAAATTTAGGTCTTGCTGATTCTATTGCTGTTTTTAAAAATGAAATAACAGACTTTTCTTGAGGAGTTTGAGCTAAAGTTTTTTCTAGTCCTTTGACCACCGTATTTAAATCGGAAGCAAAATCCGCAGTAATAGATACTGGTATAGTTTTTGCTGTTTTTTCTAAGTTATCAAATATTTCAGAAGAAATATTTTTAAATGCATCGGGCCCTTCAGTAGTAATACCTTTAAAAGAAGATTCTAAAATTTTATCAAAGTTTTTTTGAACATTTTGTTCAGCATTTAAAAAAGCTTTTTTTGAAGCTTCTGTTTGTTTAGAAACTTTTTTTAAGATGTTTTTTTCTTCCAGAGCATTTTTTGCTAACGTAATATCTTGTTGAGAAAATCCAGATTTAGTAAGATTTTCTATTGTTTTTTGAATTTCTTTACTTTTTGAAGTAATTGGCACATTGGTTTTAGGAGATGCTTTTACAGCAGCAATAATTTCAGCTGCAGCTTGCATCCACGGGGGAGCACCGAGTTCTTCCAACGTTTGACCGGCAAGCCCAGCTGCAATTGGCGAATTTATGCTTCCGCCTCCAAAGCTTAAGCTTGCTCCTCCAAATCTACCTATCCTTTTTGCATACCTACCGGCTGCCGTCTTTGGCTCTGAAACAAGACCTGTTTGCTTACCAAACTCCTCTACATCTTGAGATGATGGTAATCGTAGAAATGAGGATTCATCGGTATCGGATAATTGCTTTATGTCATTCAGGGATAATTTTTCCCCTTTGTTAACCTTTCCTAATATATCAGCTTCGCGATCATATTTAGCTTTATCCATAGGAAGCATTTCTTTGCCTTGTAGGCCAAGCAAATCAAAGATATCGCCGTAACTGCCAAGAGCCCCAATTCCTACGCCCTGGGCACCTTGCTGTGCGAAATCTGTAGCATAGTCACCGAATCCTAATTCTTCGTCTTTTTGGGGAGAATTGAAATATCCTAAGACTTCTTCAGGAGAATATCCAGCTTCTTGAGCCTTCATCATCTTTTGTTCAAATTCAGGGTCTTTAGCAGCAAGATGATCCATGATTTCTTGATCGGAATATCCAGCTTGTTTTGCCCTTTGATATTTCTCTTGATCGCTCATTGAAAAATCTCATCTAAGGACGGTCTTTCGTTTTTACTAGATTCCTGTTGAATCATTGATCTTGCGTGCATGTTGACTTGCTGCAATTGATTTTCTAGTTGATCTTTCAGTCTACGATAATTTTCCGTCGCATACTTTTTAATTAAAACCGGATCAGCTCCAGATCCATAATGCTCGACGGCAGCTTTGTAGGTCTCATCTTTTAGATACGCAATTCGATTTCCTAAAGCAAGTTGCTGAGCAATAAGGCGTCGACCTTCAGGGCTGTTGGCCAGCGTAGGAAAACCCTGCTTAAATTGATCTAAGTCAAAGTTTGTAACACGGCCGGGGAAAAAGTCTTTTGCTCGTCTTGCCATACGCGCAATTGTTTTTACATAATCTTGAGTTTCGGGCGTTGCTAAAGCCCTAACACGTAAATCACCAGTATCCCAATCAACATTCCATTTTTGGACGCCAGTTGGCAATGCACCAGGAATTTCATTTAATTCTTGCAAGTGCTTAACTTCGCGATATTCATCATCTAAAGCATTCAGACGGTCAACAGTTTCGTTATAAAGCGGAGTATTTGTTTTTTCACGGTATTCATTTTGCTTAACAATATCGGCTGGCGTCATGCCTTCAGGCTCCGGCAGATCGGGAAAGTCCAGGTTAAGAGCTCCTAAGTTTGTCCCAGGAATATCAATATTTGGTTTAACTTGCTCCCTGGTCTGGCCTTCTCCGCCAATCCCCTTACCGGATTTTGATCGTCTGATTAAATCATTGACATTCTTGATTACATCACTTTGACCACCTACAGGAGCATTTTCCATTTGATTTTGCCAGATTTTCGCCGTTTCTTCAGGGTATTTTGCCTTGATTAATGAATCATATACACTTTTTCCCGCTTCTCTTTTTTTTAACAGTTCCAAGACTTTTAACTGATTTTGAGGAGTAAGATGTTTAAGGTCTTTGGGCGAAACTTTTTCACCATTAACGACGCGACTAAGAACTTCTTGTTCCGCTTCATTCTTTTCCAGCTGTTCAATTTCCATGCGCTGTTTAAAGATTTCCTGGCCTTTTTCTCCATAGGGACTAAGTGCTTCTCTAATAGCTTCTAGCTTTTTAGATTGCGGAGCCCCTTCAAGAGCTTTGTCATGCATGACGCTTTCCAAGCTTCTATTAGCAAAGAAGGTGTTTAATCCATTGCCAATGCCTTGTCCTAAGCTCATGCCAAGCATATCTGATAATCTACCTTGAGGATTTCCTGTTTCAATGATTTGAACCATTAGGATATTCCTCCACCCTTAGGACTTTTAAAGAGGCTGTTGATACCAGAAGCTATGTTATTGCCTAATACTGAACTGACAGGATTCATAACACCTGAAAGAAGATTATTCAAAAACCCTCCATTGCCTTCTTGCTTATTATAGGCAAATGGTTGGTAATTAAGTCCAAGCTGAGAAAGATTTGAAAAGTTTCCAGATTGACGATTAGCAGATTGGTTTTGCAGATCAGTAAAGAGCTTAGCAAGATTTGCCTGTAGGCCGGCCGTAGCCCCGCCGATAGCTTGCCCAAAACCACTGGATGACAAAGCACCACCACCGGCATATCTTTCCGCAATCATAGGCAAAATTTGCTCTTCAAATTCCTGTAGATAAGGAGCAGAGAATTGATTGAAAGCTTCAGGGCCATTGCCAAGAATGTTTTGGTCAAATTGATTGGCTAAATCAAAACCTCCTCCTTCTTGGAGCATACCTTGAAGCCATTGAATAAGATCCTGACCGCCAAACTGCGTTTGTGCTTCTGTGCCGGTCGCAACTTTTTTTAACTTGTCTTTGCTTCCAAAGAGCCACTCGCTGAATTTTGGCATAATGCACCTAGTTTTTTAAATATTCTAAAACCCATACACACCAGGTCAGGGCGTTACCTGAATTGTTTTGTATAATTATAGTATTTGTCGAGTTGTTATATCTAACATAAATAGAAGGATCATTTAGAAAATAAGAGAGACCACTTGTATCTATAGCCCCTCCAAAGCCTTGAACAGGATAGAGATAGCCATTAATTTTTGTTGGCTGCGTTGAAGAGGAAAGCACTATGCTTGTGCTTCCTATAGGTATATTTCCACCATGCAAGGAAACCAAATCGGCGGTAATTCTATAGCCATTTCTGTTTTGTTGGGGATTGCCCAATTGAAACCACTGCTCAAAAGAAGCGTTTTCTTGTAGGAGAAAAAGACCACTTTCCTTTGTATTTACTGCATTTGCTACCCTACGAAGGTAAAGCAAAAGAATATTCTGAAAGTCCTTGTCGTCAGGATTGACATCTAAAGAAATTGGAAGCTGATTAGTGTTTAAAGAGCTGTCGCTAGAAAAAGTCATAGGTATCTATTTTTGTTAATTGATTAGACGCCCACCCTCTCTAAACCAAATGTTCATTGCATTGAGCTCCATGGGCGTTTGATGGGTAGCTAATTGATTCATTAAGTTATCATCATAGGTTAGCCCTATGCGCAGATATTGACCAAATTGTGTACTATAGAAACGGTACCAGGCATATTCCGAACCAGGAATATAGGTTTGTCCATTGACAGCTGATGTATTCCAAATGCCTCCAGAGGTATAGGTGCTAAATCCTGTTGAGTTCGTATTATCTAAAGTGAAGTTATTTGAATCAACCACTGTTATGGAATATATCGCCGCATTTAGCTGCGTCATACCCTTAACATTGCCAATATAGATTAATGTGCTAGTGATTAAACTATGATCGGGGCTTGTAATTTGACAAGGATTGGCCTTCGTAGCACCCGTGATAAAACCACAATTTTGTGAAGAATTGATAAGTTCTTGATTACTACTGATAAGATTTGCTTGCTCACCAAGATAAGAATTTACAAAAAGCTGTATTGTCGTCGCGGCAATGGCTGGAGAAGCAATATTTGCATCCATTTGGAAGTCAATATATGAAAGCTTGAATTGTTTACCTTGGCTCTGGAATGGGTTAAAGTCTTTTCCTCTAATATTCATCTTAGGAAATAATGTAACGCGGCCCCCTCCAATATAGGTGGAAGACGATGAAATGTTAACGGCATTATAATTTTGAGAGGCCTGATCCCAAATGCTTAATGTTACAACATTACGATCGGCAACTGCCGGGGTTCCTGTATTAGGAATGGAAACGCTATATATTACATTGTTCAGGCCGGGATCGGCACCATCCCATATAGTCCCTTGAATGTAAATGATCTCGCCATTTTCTAAGTTATGATTAGGAATTGTAATCTGCGTGGGATTTGTTGAAAAGTTCACGGCGGTTATTGCCATAGTGTTCGCATATAGAGTCAGTGCAGCTTGAGGAGTTTCAGCATCGGGATTTTGATAAATATTAATAAACCCTTGCTGCGTTCCCAAGGTTACATAGTCGACATATTGTTGGTCGTCAACATTATCCCAGCTGACATTGCTTTCCCAAAAAGTTGTTAAGCTATCCCATGTGATACCAAATTGAAATTGAGAGGTTCCAAAGCATGTAATGGTATCTCTAAATTTAGCCCAGGTATTATTGCGATAGTTGAAAACAAGAACGGTATTGGGATAGTTTTGTGTGGTAGAAGCACTGCTCGTGTCTACATAGTTCCAGTAAACAAGTTCCTTCTCAAAATCTCTAATGCCATGCACAAAGTTGGGAGCGCTATTTTGTATTTCAAAGCCAAAGACTTGCTCAGGAATTTGCTCGTCAAGACGAGTGACACCATTGGCGGCCGCTTGGATTATCCCTCTGTCGCTGACAGCCATCACTCCCTGATCGAATACAATAGCACTAAAAGGACTAATGGCGCCAAAATCTGAAGAAATTCGTTCGAAAATAAAAGGAAGGCCATACTCTCCAATGTAACGTAATTGCCAAGTAGAATACTCAAAAAATACTATTAAAGTATTTCTAAAAAAGGCTGCGCTGACAATTGCCTCGTTAGTAGGAGCATCAATAAAACCTCCACGACCAAAAATATCTTGACGCCACCCATTAGTCTGATCTGTCGGATCGCCAATTTGGCTAAAACGGCAGCGCGCAAAGAAATTATCAGCTCCCGTGTAGGTATCAGCTGTCGCTCCTTCCCAGGTATTCAAAGCAATAAGACGACCGTAATAAGGGATCAATATTAATGCCTGCCATAATGTCAGTGTATCTGTGACGAGAGGCTGTAAGTCTGTCCATGTCGAATTGTTGTAATACCTTATGGGATCATATGAGGATGCGGCAATGTCAATGTTATTATTTGTAACAAAGAAATATCTCAAATTCGGCGTTGAGCCTCGATAATTTGCTCCCCAGAAAAAATCTTTATCCGTTCCTGTCCAAGTAGTACCAGGAACTAATTCTGCAAATCCATTGACATATTGATAGGCGTATTTTGTATCAAAGAAGACGGTAGAATCTATGCCAAGGGTAACAACATCTCGTTTGATAATTCCCATGACGGGCAATGCCGGATAATATACAAAGCTTGCACTAACCGAGACACCGGCTCCAGCAGTATGCGTGAGTGTTATTTCACCAGTCATGTAATTTATGGTTCCATGATTGGTAAGAGGATTTGTCTGCGCAACTAAATTACCCTGACCATCATCTATAAAAATATTTGTACTTCCAGAAGTTGACGACCAAGTGCCTCCTGATGACCAAAGTCCCCAGCCATAAGAAGGAACGCCTAATTTAAAGCTTGTATTCGCTGGAATAACCTCAACGGTTCCAATTTCATCTCCCCACGTTGCATTTATTTCGTTTACACCCGAATTGGGGACTATGACGACTCCAGCTATTGTGACAATGGCTCCATTGTATAGGCCTGTTAAGGTATCAGAAAAAACCTCGCAGTCCGAAGCTATCGTATAGCCTTTAACACCTGGCGAAAAAGGCCCAGCAACAATATTTCCTGTATGTGTAACAGTATTAAAATATATCTGCACCGAACCTGCTTGTATTTCTGCATTAGGCTCTGGGGTAATTCCTGCAAGCGTATAAAGATTAAAAGTCCAAGGTGATGCGGAACTGTTACCCAGAGATTGGGCATTAAAAAAACGAGAAAGTCGCCCTATAGGAACTTCTCCATCTCGCTTTTTTACTCTATCTCTAAAAACATAAGCATTTTGTAATTCAGAAAAAGCTTCTTCAGATAAAAGAGCAGGCTTTTTGTCTTGGGTAAGACCACCACTGGGATAACCGCCAATTAATACCTGATGAAATCCAGTCATTTAATTACCTATAGCGAGCCAGTGATAAGCCCAGGTATGCCCGTCATTATTGATGATTTGAAAACCAGATGGCCCAAGTCCTGATGTGTTTACCCAATAGCTGTATGAACTGCCAGGACTGGAACTGCTATGTAATCTAGTCACCTGGACATTGAAAATATTGTTAGGAAATACAACATTCGGAGAAGAAGCGAGGTTAACAGTTGGGTTGCCATTAGTGGCAGAAATAGTGCCCCATTGGACTAAGATGCCGCCCATCCAGGCATAGCCGTTGCTAGTTGGCTGCGCTCCTGTCAGCTGATGGAGGCCCCCTGAACCGTTCAGAGAAAAAAGCTGAGTATGTCCATCAGGCGGAATCGCTGGTGTCGTTGTGCCATTAACAACAAGAGTGCCAGGAACACCTGAGAACACCTGATTATATCCTGAGACCGTTGAAACATCTGTTTGCGAAACTTGGTGTATAATCGTATGGTAACCAGCCGGTTGTGATCCTGGCTGTCCATTATTATTTATATGATCAACAGCAAGAGTGAGAAAGGTTCCATCGAGGTTATTTCGTATGGTAACTTTTGTTTGTCCTAAAGAAGAACCGTCCGGTGGATATCCGAGAGTAAATGTAGGAATAGACATTTTATTCTTCCTTTAACTGACGCAAACAGTTGGTATCGGTTGCACATTTTGGGGACTGCGCAACTTCTTCTTAGCTTTAGCGCTCATCTTGTCTTTTAAAGCAGAGAGAGGCTTCTTCAGTTTCTTTTCTTTATTCTTGATGACGACCATAGGACTATCCTGTTGTATGACGACCCACAAAAGGCCCTCCACCCATGGGAATGGCCTTATTTGGTAGCGATTTAACTTTCTTTTTCTTATCAATAATAGGTTTTTTAACTGGCTTACTCTTTCTCATAACCAGCTAAATCTAAAATTAATAAGGCAACATTTATTGCATTTTCTCTGGTCATTAAAATTTGTTTATATTCATCTTCAAAATTTGTATTTAGGCAAATAATTTCACCATCACTGAATTCGCAGATTTCAATAACAAAATCATTTCGTATTTCAACTTCTTCCATTAAATTGACCCAAAGTTAGTTAAGCCACCACCAGAGCCATAGTTTTCTGTCAGCTGATCGGTATATATTGTTTTTATGCGCTCCTGACCTATCTGTGCATAAGTTCTGGTTTCAATGATGTCGTAGCGCTCTTTCAGCATTTTATCGATAAATATGACGCCATCGGAATCTATTCTATTTTCAAAGATCTTCTTAGCCGCTCCGACAGCTAATATTTCCCACCATTCAGAAAGCTCTGGATTACCAGCCATGTCTGCAGCAAGTAGCGCTTGGATAGGTTGACGATAGCATGTCAACTCGATAGTGTAGCCGGCATCTGGCACAGGAATAAGGGTAAACTGATTCTGAAAAAACATGATCGCAAGAGGAATAGAAAACTGCTTGGGATTATATTGAATCTGTATTGGAGTGCCCGCAGGAATCGGAGAGGCAAAGGTTAATCCTACAATTTCTCCCGTCTGATAGTTAATTGTGGCGTTACCAGGAACGGTTGGAGTCGCTGAAGCATACTGACGATAGTACGTCCATCCATATTCTTGATTGCCATTATTGCTAGTCTGAAAAATCTGAATAAGATTTCCCTGACCATCATCTGTCACATTTTGAGTTTGACCAACACCATTAGTGCCAATAACATTGGCGGTAATTAGTATATTTTGAACTCTTCCTTGAGGAAAATAAAGGTTTCGCGCTGACTGTGGGCCAGGATCATTATTTACACTGGCAATAAGAGGAGATGCATTAGTAAATCCATTGTAAGGAGAAGAATACCAATCTCCCCCCGATGTATATGCCGTGTATGAAGTAGAATTGACGTTTAAATAGAAACTGTTTGCATCAATAACAGTGATGATATAAGTGTTTTCATTAACTTCAATCATGCCTCCAACGTTATTGATAATAACGCTTATCCCTGAAACAAGGCCATGATTGGGGGCTGTTATGACGGCATTTGTCGCCTGCGTAATATTGGTAATGAGGCCCGTCTGCGACCCTGTCGTCCCATCTCCTGAAGAGAAGTTTGTAAACTGCTGCCAGTTATAATTGGCCGCATAAAATTCCCACGGATTATGAAAAAACTTCAACTCCCTCTTAGCGCAATAGCAAGGCTGATCTACGGTGATATAAAGCTCGCTATTGAAGGGATAGACATCTTGGCCCACATTGGTGGTAAAGGTATATATATCCTTAAGCTTTAAAGACCTAAACTTTGCTGGCAGATCATAAGAATAGAAGCTATGCATCTGACGAACGATATATTCATCCGTTATCTGAAAAGCATTGCTAGAACCTGTCAGTTGCCTTGTCTTAGAGATAGAGTCTGCTAACGCAGGATATAATGGATAGGTAGGTACAAATGTCGTCATAATACCGGCTGGTTATCAAATGCATCTTCTAGAGTAACCGTCGTAGTCCCCTCAATGATCCCTGAACCTGCGGGGACGGCTACGCAGGGAATCTGAGGATCTTGAACATATATAAAAGGATAAAAATTCGTTGTGTCTACTGCTATTGTCACAGTCGTTGACGTTATGGATAATATTTTAGCTTTTTGGTTATTAAGCTGTATCATCCCATTTGGTGGAGGGATGCGAAAGCTTATCCATTCCGCCACAGTAAAATTATGATTACCGGAGAATGTAACAATAGCAGGAGCCGACTGAGTAATATTTGTTATATATTGCAAATTCGGAATAAAGTCCGACCCAAAAGGAGGCCCATAATTTGAATTATATGGGGCACTCACAATACCGCCGTAGGGGTAAATCTCACCCTTGAAACAGTTTCAAAGCTTCTAGGAGTCTTTTGGCCACTTTGAGGTAATTCCTGGGAATATCGTCTTATCTTCTTCTTGGTATTGTTTAAATGCTTAACAATGCCCATAGGTAGATCGCATACCTCACCATGGATCATTTTAATCATTTGAATAGGCTCTCCAGGATATTTACGATAGGCAAATTCTAGCCAGCCACCTTGAGCATCAAGAAACTCGAACATGCCAGTAATCAGCTTGTCGTCTTCCTTGCGCATCTTTTTGACAAGCTCATCCCTTTCAGCTTGTGGGAGTGTGTTTCTTTGCTTTTTGTTTAATTCTCTAACTTCCATTGCTTTTCCTTTAGTTAAAGGAGGAGGAGAATTTCCCCTCCTCCACATGATTATGCATTGGTGATTCCGTTAACGAAATCAGCCTTGAATGCAAACACTTGCATGTTGGCATTGGCAACACCTACCGCAGAGGTACCGATGTTCATGATGTATTGCGACTTGTTGTCGAATGCATCAGCAAGAACAGTCCCTGGAGGAGAAGCTGGAATTGTTGCACTTCCGTTAAGAGGTACAACGCCAGAACCTGCAGGCATACAAACCGCTGGAGATGCTCCACCGGCAAAAGCTGCCGATGTTGGGAACTGGAATGCTGTAAACCCTGTTGTGTCTACATCGATTGTGATCGAAGAAACAGTTGCAGAGTTTGTTACACTCAAGATCCTAGCTGCCCCCGCTGGGTTATTAGTAAATGGCCCGCTTCCCGATTTTCCTGTCAGGTTGCTCAATTGAGTCATGCCATAAGGAGTTGGGATTTGGAAATCGACTAATTCCCCAGGTTGGTATGGGTTTTGTCTGAAGAAGTAAACTACTGCTTGAGAAGCCTGGGTAATATAGGCAACTGGCAGTGTGTTTGGTAGGAACTGACCTGGATATACCTTTTGATAGTATCCAGTTGTTGCGTTGGCAACAGTCAGACCAGCACTTGCAGCTGAAGCGGCATACCCAAGGGTAATGCTTACACCAGCTGAAACGGCTGTAACCTGATAAAGGTTTGGGCCGCTGATTTGCTGACCACCAACGATATTAATTAAGCGAACAAAGTCGCCAACGTTAATACCTGTTGTCGTTCCTGTAGCAACGACAAATGTCGTTCCATTGACAGTAGTAACCGCAACCTTAGAAAAAGTCGGAGGGTTAGCCTGATCAATGAATGTAAAGCCACCGGATGTACCCTGAGAGGCATAAAGAGCAACTCCTGCTCCTGTAGAGCTAGGTTGACCCATGGCCAGGTAAGAGCCAGCCGCCATCGAGCTAAACCATTCGGCATAGACAGGATTTGCAGCTGTTGATTGCGCACCCCAGTTGGTAATATCTTTAACGAAAACCCAGTCAGGCTTTGCAGTCATAGGGATATTCTGAGCTACTGGTGTGGCAGCATTTGTATAAGTCCAAGACCCAATAAAAGAATATGGCAACATAATCGACCTCCTTAAATACCGCTTGAGCGTAAATTTTGAATCCAGAGGTCATTGGTGATACACTGCCCTTGGTAGAACGAGCATCCTGCCGTATGTCTTAGCATACATGGGTCGTTGTTATATCCTGGAGGCAGATAGATAAAGCGAGCTTTACCACCTGCTTGCCATACAACCTTGTAGGCTTCTTTTGCGGAAACGAAGCAATTAGCAATGTCATTTCCAAGCATAGAAGCATTTGGAGTGACAGACCCTTGCTCAGAAGCAAAGAAGCGCACGTTATTTGCCCCACCTATCTCAACGCTTAACGTTTGAGAGATGTTTGGATATTGGAATTTCTTGATAAAACCAGTCATGTTATACAGAACTGGAATCATCCTAGTGGTTAACATACAACCGTATGCGTCCCCAATTGGTGATGTTCCAAAGCGCAATTCCGCTTCCACGATGTTTGTAATGTACTCTCCAGAGTTATTCTGAAGCACAGTAAAGACATCATCTACATCTGAGATTGTCATCTCAGTAGGGATGTCTCCATTAGACCCCATATTTTCTGTTACTTTTATGACCTAAGTGTCGGGTATTTGTCGTACTTTCTACGCTTTGTCTACCGACTTGCGCTGGTCGTCACCAATATGCGCTTCATTCAATTAGGCGGGGAAACCTCTTCGGATCTCCCTCTCTATGTTTCCATAGAGTTCAGACTATCGCTTCCTCTTTCGAGGTCTTCTCACTTAGTCGTTCAGGCTGATATTGATCAAAGAAATCATCAATAAATTCTTCTATCCATTGACGTCGTGGTTCCATCCATAAAGGAAAACCGTCTTTGTCTAATGTTTCCAAGTATTTTATCATTTCTTTTTTCATTACCTTGCCCCTTGTTGTCCGTCTGCTTAAGCAACGAGGAGTTCCAAGTCCATCAGAGAAGATTTAACGTCAGCAGGTTTTTGTTTACCGACGCAATTTATAATGCTTGCAGAACTTTCTAAATTGTCCCTCTGGAGGGCATCCTGGGTCTCACGGAGACTCTGTCCAAGTCTAGCCGCGGCGGAATTTAACACAGGATCTTCATTAGTGATCGTGACCTGCCTTGTGAGCACTATGTAAGTGGCATAAACGCGGACACGGCAATCCACATCAACGCGATTAAGCTGCTGAGGTGGTGGGTTGTTTTGGCCATCATCGAGAGGCACTTCAAACAGGTCAAGCCTGTCATAGCGTGACTGACGATCAATAAAGCCTTGATTATCTGGCAGCTCCACTGGTGTAGCAAACAACTGGTGGATCAAGTTGTGCTCTGGAGTCGACATTAATTTTGCGTTGTACCGCTGTTGAATTTGCGGTGGCAACGAAGCAATTGATACTGACATGGTTTTTCCCTTTGACCTACTAGGTCATTTCGGGAACCGAACTGGCAAGGGCTGCATATCCATGCATTTCACGGTATAGGTCTTTCTTCATAGCATCGGTCAGTTGGAAAGCTTGTGCAATTGGTCGCTTATCATAAGCCAGGGGAGACGTTACCGCCTTCTCTGCCTTTTCAAGCGCCTTATCCAATTGCTTTTCTCGCCTACTTTCCGTTGCCTTTTGTGAAAGGCCCATCGCCTTGATGTATTTGTAGCTTTGGACGCCGATCTTATATGGATCTTTCAAATCCGCAATCGTCGCCGCCAATTCCGGTTCTTTTTCTTCCAAAATTGATAAAGTTTCTGGATTGACGATCTCGGAGAAATCAGCATATTGACGATTCAAGCGATCCATGAATTGATCTTGATGTTGCTTTTGAAGAGCTTTTTGCACTTCTTGGCGCACGAGTTCTTCGGTGTTTTTAAGCACCTTCTGAGTATTTTTCTCAGCTAGCTTTTTCACCTTACCCAAAGGAATAAACTCTTCATCACCGATCTTGTCAAATTCATCAACTTCTTGACGCACAGGCTGTTGATTGGCAAGCTGGGCTTGCATAATCTGCATCTGAGCTTCTCGTAATTGCTTTAATTCTCTTTCGAGCTCGGCATTCTTGAGTCGCATCGCTTTCAAGTGCTGGTTCGTCACCGGCTCTTGTTGTTGTTGCGTCTCTTTTACTTCATTGACTTGAGCTTGTTCGTGAGTTGCTACCTCTTGGCCTTCGCTATTTTGAACTTCGTCCGTCATGAATTTCCTTTTTGTTTGGTGGTCGGCTAGGCCCACATTTATATGCGCCGCAGTGATGGGGCTTATCATCACCTTATATACGCCCTTACATTGACTTTGAGTAATAAAAATATTATAAGTCTAATAAAAAGTGAGTAATATGATTTGTGCTAATTGTAATATTGATAGATTAGTTAATGATTTTATAAATAATCAGAAATTTTGTTATCACTGCGAATTTCAGATAAAGCTAACAAAATCACCGAAAAGGCAAACACCGAAGCCTTCGCTATGTCGCACCTGTGGCAAGGAAATTCCGCATAAGAAAAACTTAGGAAAACGTCAAAGGACTGTCTTTTGTTCTGGCGAATGTGCTAAAAAAGGACATAAAAACTTACTTAACAATCACTGGACTAGGAAAGTTCGTTACCTAGAATAAATAAGGGGAAACATGGAACACAAATCAAGCATAGATCCTTCAAGAAATACCGTCGGATCTATCTATAGAGACGCTCAAATAAATGGCGAGCGCGGCGTTGTCATTGGAGATGTCAATCATGAAATTAAGAAAGACCTAGTCAAGGACATCAACGAGGCCATTCAAAAGGGTAGAGAGCATCCTGACTTTGTGGGTAAGCCCTTTTATTTGGCTTTTTACGAAAAATATGATCTGATGCTAAAAAAAGGCCTGGTTAGGATACCTAAAATAACTAAATACAGGCCTTATCCTGAGCAGGATACGATGGTGTTCCACGTGTTCCCAAATGATGAGGTTTATTTTTGTTGGGAATTGCCCCATAGATCGCAGATGATAAACATCGTCTCTAGTCCAGACCTTTATCCCCCCGAACAGGTTCAGCTAATTAAACGCTGGGAAAATCTTCAATTAGAATATTTTGGGTTTACCAAAGATGCCGAGGGTAACTGGATTGAAAACAAACTCTATAGAGGAGATATGTTATTAGGCTCGCCCGACGGTCAGAAACAAACTAAAATACTAGTTAGTTAAAAAAGGGATAAGAATATGTTTTCTTATCCCTATTCAAGCTGCTTTACTTCTTTGGAGTATGCAAAGAAAGCGTCATCTTCTCCTGACGCATCCTAAGATTTTCCATGTCGCGCATGGTATGCTCAGGCTCTCTTCGTAGTTGCTCAGAATATTGCTCATCCATACGAATTGGGCCCTTTTGTACTTCTACCGCATAGGGCTTAATATTATCTCGTTTAGCCATAGCTTCCTCTCCTTAAGAATAGCGGCCCTTGTATGACTGCTTATTGATGTCCTTTGACATACCAGATTGTCTGGAGTCTTGTCTTTCGATATATTCAGTCGTTTTGTTGAACCCACGTTCAGCAAAATCTTTTTCAGGCTTTTGATAGCTTTCAACAGTCGGGTTCATATTCCCCTGTTCGTAGCCTCTTTTTGACATTTTTTCTTTCATAATAACACCTTTTTTAAACGCGTTTGTTTAACCTAACTGTCATGCAACATTTTGTTTATTTGCAACAACATCCTTTTCAGGGTTTGCCGCTGGACTCAAAGCGTTTAATATTTCTACTTGTTGCATAAGATGGTCAAGATCTAGGCCCTTTAATTCCTTAAGTGCTTTGACGACATTCAATAAGCTGGCAGTATCCTCTTGATGGGCGCGACGGAGTTTGTCTTGCGCCACGGCAGCATCAGTTTGAATTTTTGCCACACGCTCTTTGGCAAGACCTTCCTGGCTATGCGCATAAGCAACTTTTGTCATATTGTCAATCTGGATTTGCTGCATTTGTAGCTCTTCCATTTTCTGTTGCTGCTCCATCATAGCTTTCTGTTTAGTCATGACCTTTTCGACAATCCTGTCTTTATTTTGCAGCGTCATGCACTCCAGAACTTCATCAGGAGGTATAAGGTCAGGATAAAGCTGCTGAGCATGTAAAATCTGGGCTAGTTCAAGCTGTTGCTGTGTTTCTGTTAATGCTGCCTGAACAACTTTGCAACCATATTTGAAGAAGATTTTGCTATCAAATTCTGCTGTAGGCTCTTCCCCAATGACTTGCTTAACCTTTCCATATGTCCAGTTTCTCTGGATATATTCAATTTCTATGTCTGCGCAAAGCCTTTGAGACTCATCAGCTTGGTCAAAGAGCCTCTGCAAGTTTCTCGCCGTTGCTGCTTGCCTCATCATCGTTATGATACCCGCCTTGTCGTCAATGTCCATACCCATGGCGTTAGGATCAATGCCTGCAATGTTGAAGAAGATACCTTTAAGCATCTCTTCCATTTGAAGCATCACAGGAGACGGTGGCACAATAGGCATTGCTTGAACGTCATCCATTTGAAACTCTGGATCAATGGAAAGCACGCGGCCGTGACCAGAATTTAAAGCATCATCGGGAGTAACAAGAGCGCCTTTTTTAACTTTAAGGCCTTGCTGTTGAGCGTCTAATATTTCTAGATTGCTGACTTTGAGACGGTTTAGGAGGTATTGACAATCACGAAGCATTGTCATCGGACTGTTAAACTTATAGGCATAGTATGGGGTGTCTGCTGTGAAGAAAGCGAGCATCGGCACCACTGGATATCGATCCATGCCGTAAGGGTTGGGTTCATCGACAATGACCCTGTCGTTTAAAATAATGCTTCTCCGTACCGTGGGAACCTGTTTGTTAAGCGTGGCAAGCTTACCATTGAAGGCTTGCATAATCTCTTTGAGCTGCTCTTTAGTCCCTTGAAATTCCTGGCACTCTTCGGTCTTTTTGTCTACGAGGAAAGTCGCTTCTCGGCTAGTTGCATACCAGTATTCATCAAAAGCAATTAGATTAGGAAATTGAATTTGATAAACTTCTGGCATGTAAAAGAATTTGTCATCGCGGAAAGTGCCTTTAGGAAGTGATAGAATTTGATCGCCAAACTGCGGATACATGAGGGCGGCTTCCTGAGCATCGAAGAAAGTCCTTACCCACCAGAATCTTGCATCTGACATGTCTTTTTTACGGAAATATGAGTCAAAGAGGCAGCTTTTCATATCAATATAGCGCCAGCGAGGGTCTGGGCTAATGGGATCTTTAGTGCTGTCACTATACATATACATGAAGCCTAAGCCCTGGATGACGGCGCCGAGCTGAAAGGCATCGCTAAATGTCTGGTGAAAACCTTCTTTGTGATTATGATAAAGACATTTGGTCAGTTGGTCTGCCGTCTTTTGCAGGCCATTGCGCACTGGAATTACGGCAGAACTCTTTCTTGTTTGTCTTTGCTGACCGCTAATGGCCTCGCTGATAGGGTTCATGATATTGAAGTTCCATATCTTCCTGCGATATGTCGCAACGCCAGGGAAGATAAGACCCCACACTTCTTGATCATTTATGGTAAAGCGTTGATTAAGATCTGCCTGATACCATTGAGTTTGTAATATATTAATGCAGTCCGAATAATTTTTTTCCATCCCTTGCCGAAGAGAAACATTTAAGGAATCTTCGGGCCAAAAAATCGGATCATTATTGCGCATCTTTCACCGTTGATGATTATCAACTTAATCGTGTAGGATAATTTTTATTATACGCAAGGAATCAAATGACTGAACATCGACGTATTTCTAGGGATGATGTAGACGACGTAATGGAAATGGCAGAAAAGATTGAAGATTTTATCTCTGAAAATCTTGAAGGTAATGAAGTTAATTTATGTATGTCAGCAATTTTCAGTGCTTTAATAAATACAATAATTTCACAATGCGATTCTTTTGAAGAGGTTTTGTTTTATAGAAATCTATTAATGGATTTCTTTGATGAGATAATTAAAAAAAAAGAATTCAAGGAGAAGGCATAACCTCTATCTTTTTCTTGACCGACCGCTTCCTTGGCTTTTTCTTTGCCTCTGTAAGTTTCCCAGTGGTTAAAGAAGCTCTCGCCATTGCAACGCATCCCTTGAACTCATTAATCATGGAGTTCAGTTTATCAACGTTCTTCATGTACT